CTACATTATTTATTATAGTACAATACTACAATAGTGTCAACTATCTTTTTGATTTTCTATTCGTATAGCTAGTTCTGGAGCATTTATGTTTACAGTCTCCACACTCTCTCCTACTACTTTACCTAGAGAGTCTAATATTTGGGCAGCAGTTTGGAATTGACCTTTTTTGCAAGCCTTATCAAAAAGTCTAACCCTCATAGCTTGAAGTCTAGCGATCATATTCTCTCTATCCTTTTGCCAATCTTCTTCATTCCACTTTGTAACTTCTTTCCAATCGTTCCAAGCAGTTTTCACACAAACCCCTTCTCTAGAGGAATGTTCTAAAACAAGATGTCTAGTTGGCAAACCATCTAATTGTCTTTTGTAAAGCCTTTGCCTTCTCTGTTCTATGACCATATCTGGCGATCTACCAGGATTCTTTTTCTTTGGAACGGATCTATCGTCAAAATTTTGTAAGATTGCTTCTGTCACGGACCGAAACTTATGTTATTAATTGAATAATAACCTTAAAATAGCAAATTAGTCGATAAAAACTACAAAATAAATTAAAATTAGGGTTATTTTGTACTACATGAGTGTAAAAACACGAGAAAACTTAACATTACGTTGGGCACAGGGGGAGGTATTCAATGCAAAAAACAGATTTAGGGTACTGGTAGCTGGCAGAAGATTTGGAAAATCATATTTATCTTGTATTGAACTTGTAAACGCTGCGATAAAACGACCAGGCGAGACATATTTTTACTGTGCCCCCACCTATCGCATGGCAAAGGACATAGCTTGGAAGGAATTGAAGAAACTCGTACCAAGAGAATGGATACAATCAAAAAACGAAACGGATTTAAAGATCGAACTAATAAATGGATCACTTATCGAATTAAAGGGAACAGAAAACGCAACCACGTTGAGAGGTCGAAGTTTAGCTGGTGTTGTTTTAGATGAAGCAGCATTTATGGATTCTGATGTATGGTTCCAGGTTATTCGACCAGCATTAGCAGATAAACAGGGGTGGGCACTTTTTATATCAACACCTGATGGCACGGCAAGCTGGTTTTACGACTTATGGTGTTACGTTCCAGAAGATGTAAGTGGTGATTGGAAGAGATGGAGTTTTACCACGATAGATGGGGGCAATGTTCCAGCAGAGGAAGTTGAAGCTGCGAAGGCTCAGTTAGATAGCAGAACATTTAAGCAGGAGTTTGAGGCAAGTTTCGAGAATCTTACGGGATTGGTGGCTGTAAGTTTTGGTGATGAAAACATCAGCAGCAAGGTAGAGGATCTCCATATGTTGCCATTAATTATGGGATTGGATTTTAATGTGGACCCTATGGCAGGAATTTGTGCTGTAAAGCATGATAATAATCTTTATGTATTTGACGAAATTATGTTGACGGGTGGAGCTACAACCTGGGATTTTGCGGAAGAAGTTGTACGAAGATACGGGGTAGATCGAAGAGTGATTGCGTGTCCTGACCCTACAGGTAGTGCTAGAAAAACAAGTGGAGTAGGAGTTACGGACCACAATATTTTAAGAAGAAGTGGATTTACAGTTATGAGTCCTAAATCACCATGGAAAATAAGAGATAAAATTACTGCTGTTAATACTGCTTTATATGATGCAAACGGAGAACGAAGAACATTTATTCACCCACGTTGTAAAGAATTAATAAAAGCATTGCGAACTCTAACTTATGCACCAAATACAGGATTACCAAATAAAAATTTAGGAGTTGACCATGCTTTTGACGCATTCGGATACTTATGTCTCCAGCAATTTAACCTTGCAAAACCAGAGACATTAGGTCAGACTTCGTTTAGAATATATTAAGATACCTAATTCTTACTATGCCTTACCACACTGGGATGAAAAAGAAAAAGAAAAAGAAGAAAGGAGGTAAAAAACGTGGCGAATGTTCCTGTAAATAAAGCTCTTTACGCTAGAGTAAAAGCAGAGGCAAAGCGTAAATTTAAAGTTTACCCTTCTGCTTATGCTAACGCATGGCTTGTACGGGAGTACAAAAAGCGTGGTGGTACTTATCGCACGGGGACTAAGAAACGTGGCAAGAAGTAGTGGCGGTTTAACCCGTTGGTTCAAAGAAAATTGGGTTGATGTTAAAACAGGAAAGCCTTGTGGTCGTCAGAAAGGTGAAAAAAGAGGATACCCTGCCTGTAGACCAAGCAAGCGTGTATCAAGTAAGACACCCAAGACAACCTCAGAAATGACAGCTAGTGAAAAAGCACGGTTTAAACGTGAAAAAACTAGCAGTAAGAAGATAACATACCAACATAGACGTAAAAAAACTACCAAAAGGAGTAAAAAATGATTGAAATTACTGATGAAATGCTAGATGTGATTGAAAAAGTAAAAGGAAAGCGAAATCCTGCTCTTTGGGATCCCCGATGTGAACAATATATGAGAAATAACAGTAAAGGTACTGTAAAAAAGTCAACTACAAGTTAAACTATTTATAAATACTCTTTTTTCTTAGGACAATGGCATTTATTCGTGGAGAAGAAGGGGCTGTTAAATTTAAAAACAGTTCTGGAACCGCTGAAGCAATCGTATCTACTACTGGTTGGTCGCTCGATATAACAAAAGATACTTTAGATGTAACTGCTCACGGAGCAACATCAAGATCATTTGTTGGCGGATTAATTTCTGGATCTGGAACTATTGATTTTCTTTATACAAAAGCTACTGGTAATGAAACTGCAAACTTATTAGTTGATGTTTTAACTACTGAAGACGCAGGTGACGCAGTATTTGAGTTGTTTTTACAAGACAATAGTGGATCTTCAGACAAAAAAGTTACTTTTTCTGGAGTTGTTACAGGAACAACTTTAACTGCAACAACAGGTGATTTAGAAACAGTAAGCGTCAGTTTTATTACTTCTGGTGCCATAACTGGCACTTCCTTATAATGCCTAAAGGTTCTTATTCAGCTAAACAACGTAAATTAGCTAGGGTTGCTCCTCCTAGAGATAAAATTACGGGTGCTGACTTTAAAAAGCTACGTTCTAAGAAAAAACGAAAAAAGAAGTGAAATTAACTCCTCGCCAAAAAACTTTATTATCTAAGCACTCTGAGCATCATAGTGCGAAGCACATGGAGTTTATGAAAAGGCGAATGAGAGCAGGAGATACTTTTACTCAAGCCCATAAAAAGGCACAAGCAAAGGTGGGCAAATGAGAAAGAAACGTAAACAAGTAAATTTAAGTGTAGGCAGAGGCGAAAAGTCTAAAACTGGCGGACTTACTGCAAAAGGTCGTGCCAAATATAACCGTGCTACAGGTAGTAATTTAAAAGCACCAGTTACAGGAAAAGTAAAACCTGGTAGTAAAGCAGCTAAAAGACGAGCTTCTTTTTGTGCAAGGATGAAGGGTATGCCTGGACCAATGAAAAAACCTAACGGTAAACCTACTAGAAAAGCGTTAGCATTAAGAAAATGGAGGTGTCGTTAAATGACATACGCACTACCAGGTATGCTGAAAACCAGCATCACTGCAACTACATATATTGGTAGTACTGACAGCCCTTTTACTCGTAATCGTGCCGTATTGGACATGATAAAAGGCTGGGAAATAATGAAAGCCGTTACTGAAGGAACAGAATACCTCAGAGAAAACAGCGAAGCCTTTTTACCACTAGAGCCAAGAGAAGATTATGATGCTTACCTTGCTAGGGTAAACAGGTCAGTATTTAGTCCTTTTACACAGAGATTAATAAGAGCAGCCACAGGTCTTGTATTAAGAAAACCTATAACACTTATAGGTGATCCTTATTGGACAGAAATGTTTAAAATGGATGTTGATGGTTGTAAGTCAGATTTAGATGAATATGCAAGAAGATTATTGATGTGTTCTCTTACTTATGGTCAAAGTCATATTCTTGTTGATTACCCTGCTCCTGGTGGTGCTATTAGTTTGGCAGAAGAAAGGCAACAAAATCGTAGACCTTATTGGATAGAAATAGATCCTACAAATATTTATGGTTGGAGGTTAGATAGAGAATCTAACTATGGAAATCTTGTACAGGTAAGGATTGCAGAAAAAGCTGTATTACCTGATGGTGAGTTTGGTGAAAAGATATACGATCAGATGAGAGTAATAGAACCTGGCAGGTATCGTGTTTTCAGAAAAAAAGAAACTGTTGAAGATATGTATGAAGAAAATGATGGTGCTTATTCAGGTAATATGTCTAGTCCAGCAGGTGAGAAAGATTTTGAATTATCAGAATCAGGACAGTTTTCTTTAGGCGAAATACCTTTAGTTACTATTTATTCTGGAAAGGTAGACAATATGACAAGCAAACCACCTTTACTTGATATTGCGTATTTAAATCTTGCACATTTTCAAAGACAGGCTGATTTAATTCATAG